ATTAAACATCATGAAGGGGTACGGACTAAGCCGTACCTCGATCATATCCTGCTTTGGACAACTGGGGTAGGACATTTGATTGCTCCCCCGCAGCACATGGCGATGAAGCTGGAAGAACGCAAAGCAGCTAAAGCTGCTGGGCTATTGACATGCCCGCCAGAGTGGAATAGGACTTTGACAATGGAGGAAGTCGATGAGATACTCAGGAGTGATATTCGACGTTTTGAGTCAGGTGTATCTCGTTTTTGCCCTCGTGGTCTTAATCAAGGCAGGTTTGACGCTTTGGTCAGCTTTTCCTTCAACTGCGGCCTCGGAACCTTGCAGCGTTCAAGCATCAGGATGCGACACAACCGAGAAGAGTATGAAGATGCAGCAGACGCTATCTTGCTGTACAACAAAGCAAGCGGCATTGTAAGCAAGGGTTTGACACGCCGCCGAAACGAAGAACGTGCAATGTATCTATCTAAAGGTTAATTATGCCAAGTACATACTCCCCCGACCTACGCATTGAGTTAATGGCGAACGGTGAAAAATCCGGTACATGGGGTTCCATCACTAACAGCAACTTAGGCACCATTATTGAAGATGCTGTTGCAGGTTTAGCAGACGTCTCGTTGGTTAGTACAAGCCAACCATTAACTGTGCTCGATGGTGTATACGACGAAGCTCGTAATGCCGCTGTCAGAGTAACTAGTGCTTTATCAAGTGCAGTAAGTTTATTTGTCCCCCCAGTTACTAAGCTATACGTATTTATTAACGCTACTAACACTGGCGGCCCCGGAACAACTGTAACTGTTTATGCTAGTACAGTAGCAGGTAATACAACAGCGGCAGGTACAGGTATCGCTGTTCCGGCAGGTGGAACAGTCCTATTGCGTTGTGATGGCGTTAACGTTGTTGAGCAGCTTAATACAATTGTTGGCGATTTGACTGTATACGGCGCTTTGGTAACGTCAGGTTCTCCAACTTTTGATGGTAACTTAACTGTCCAAAATTCTGCGTTCTTAGGTGGATCACAAACCGCTACAATTAGCGTTGCTAACCCTTCAATCATTACTGTAGCTACAAGCCCTGTAACAGGCGCAGCAGTAACGTTTAGTACTTCAGGCACACTGCCTACAGGTTTAACAGTAGGTACAACGTATTACGCCTCCAAGATTAACGCAACTACGTTTAACGTATCAACGTCACCTACGCTATCTCCGTTGGTTCAAGTTACTGCGTCGGGTGCTGGTACGCATACAGTAAGCAACATGTCTTTGGCGGTAACGCCCCCTGCTGCATCAAACAATACACAGCTTGCAACAACAGCCTACGTTACATCAGCAGTAGCAGTACAACCAACTTCTGCTGCATCGCTTTCTTCAACAAACTGGGTAGTTAGCGAGACGTTTGCTAATCAAACAGCAACTATGACTATTGCATCGCCAGCAGTGGTTACAGTCGCTGTAGCACCAGCATTAGGAACAGCCGTAGCATTCTCAACCACTGGTGCATTACCAACAGGAGTAACAGCAAACACTGCGTATTATGTGTTTAACCGAACCGCAACCACTTATAACCTAGCGACCACGCCGGGGCAGTATCAAACCGCAACTATAAGTATTGGCTCACCTGCAGTTATAACAGTTGGTACAGCACCTAATAACGGCGACGTAGTTTCGTTTTCTACCACCAGCGCGTTACCTACTGGCATAGTTGCAGGTACTAACTACTATGTGATAAACAGAACGGCTACAACATTTAATATATCTGCAACATCGGGCGGCGCTGCAATTAACACTTCTGGCTCTCAATCCGGTGTACAAACAGCTACATGGAGAACTTTAGTTAATACAAGTGGCGCTCAATCCGGTGTGCAAACCGAAACCACATCTAAGTTACTTTTTGCTTTTAGAACTGCAAACAAGATGTCGCTTGATCTTGGTGGTAACTTAGTGACTGTAGGCAATATGACCGCATACGGATCGATATAATTATGCCACTTATACCTTTCTATGACCCGTTATCGTTTCAAGATATAGCTTCTATTTTTACGCAGCCTATAACAACTATAACGATTAATCGCTACTACCGTGGCGGTACTATAGTTAGTGACAACCTTGCTAACCAACAAGTACCTAAAACAGGTCCGTTATCAGTCAGCGATTTTTACGGCGATGCTAGAGGGCGTGTATTTGTAAATTTAGTTATTGCATCCGACACTTATAATTTTGATGTGTACGCTAACAGAACAAATGCTTACGTACCGGGACTTACTGATATAAGTGTGACGGTTAACCCCGGCGTGTATGTTGGTAGCAACGCTGCTACTTCCCCTGCTATGTCTGTCCCAAATTCTTTTACTGTTGGGGACACAGTATCTATAACTAATAACGGCTTTATATACGGACGTGGTGGTCAAGGCGGTAACGGCGTTCAACTTCCCGGTGCCCCCGGTGCTATTGGTGATACAGGGTTGTATGTAAATAGACCAACTACCGTTTTTAACTATGGTGAAATATCAGGCGGTGGTGGCGGTGGCGGTGGCGGTGCAATCTACATACCGTTTAAAGGCCCATCTTCTGCTGGTGGGGGCGGTGGGGGCGGTGCAGGATACGCTGCCGGTACTAGTAACGGTAATGGGTCAAGTGGCACTCTCAATACCGGTGGGACTGGCGGTGCCGGTGGGGTAGGGCAAACGGGCGGTAACGGAGGTGGGCGAGGCGCTGCAGGTACGGCAGGGCAAGGTATTTCAGGCGCTAATCCGGGAGCTGGTGGGGTTGGTGGTGGAGGTGGCTACTCTGTTATTGGAAGTGCGTTTATAAATTTTGCTGTTACTGGCACTCGTACAGGACCAGTTGGTTAATCGGAGATAACATGGCATCATTAAAAATGAAAGTTGTTCGTTTTGAAGAAGAGAGTAAATCTTTAATTGTTTCTTTTGCTTCTGATGAGACGGCTTCTAACAACCCAGAAAATTACGCTGCGCTTGCGTATCAACCTATAGATATGTGGCCCGGCGTAACTAATGCTGAACAACTAAAAAAGAATATCGCTATTACTGGCATTAGCCATGCGATGCAACAAGCGTTGCGAGAAAAGAATCCAGCTTCAGAAGAACTAGTTACAGAATTTAAATCTTGGGTAGGGCAAACTTTTACGTTTGACACAAACGACTTGGCTGTACCTGCCCTGCCAGAAACTCCACTTCATACTATATAAGCCATGATACATAACCCATGCGCGTGTTTTGGATATGTACTATTACAAAACACTTACTCAAAAGGCAATGTGTACGAAGTGCAAACTTCGGCTCTTAGTGATACTGTACTTTTTATAACTAAAGGGCACTTTGTACTTAAAGATAAAAAAACTGGGGAGATATTAGATGAGCATTTCCCCGGCTCGTTTGGTTCAGATTGGAACGACGGTGTATCTGAAGTAGTTGCTATGGAAGACTCAGAGTCGTTTTGCCTAACTGCAAAATTAAATCGTGGCTACATACCAGAGACCATACCTGTTGTTATACAAGCTAACGAAACATATTATTTTGAAGCTGGCGCTCGGTTTTTCTTATGTCAAGGCGTTCTTGAAGCTAATGGTTCCGAACTAGTAGGACCGTGCCAAGTAGGAGTAAAAAGTGCGCAGTCTTTAAAAGCAAAAACAGATGTGTACGGGCTTATTATTAAATGAAATACGCAGCAAAACTTAATTACGATATTGACCTGCGTCCTTTAGAGGAAGCAACGCTAACACCTTTTCGTGATTACGCAAGATTGCAACGCTACTGTAAAGGGCTTGCAGGGGATTACGATGTTTTGGCTGAAGCTGGATGGTGTGCAAAAAACATGACGGTTAGTAATGAGGATGAGCTTATTGACCAACTGCCCGCTGAGTTATTGAGTATTGAACGTCCATATCTGTTATTTTTAGAACTACCTGCAATTGATACGCCGAATCCAGTTTTACCAGCGCACAGAGACTACGGCAAGAAAAGCAGTATTAACGTATATCTTGAGACTGCTGGAGAAGTAACTACGTTCTATAACTGGAATAGAGAAGAACAGAAGTCTGATTTTGCGGAAGAATTTTGCGCTAACACTAACGATATTTGGTTGATGGATACCGACACTCCACATGCAGTAGCTTTAAAACCAAACAAGGCTCGCAAGCTTTTGTGTTTTTGTTTTGCAAAAACTCCTTACGAAAAAGTATTGGAATCGTTTTGAAAGAGACAGTAGCCGACAACAACAGATTAATACACGTCTACGATGATGTGTTTGATTTTGCGTATAGGCAAGACGTATATGCGTTTGTAACTAAATCATTGTTTCAAATTGGTTGGGCTGATGGCAGTCTTATAGAGAACAAGAAACACATGTTCTTACACTCAGCATATTCAGAAGCAGATTTAAACAGGTTAGGGTATTTAGATAAGATAGCAAACAGTCCAGTAGCTAAAGAAACTGAAGGGTACAAGTTAGTACATGCTGTCGTAAATTTATCTACCCCTTCCGATGTTAATTTTGTACATTCGCACCCAGAAGATAAAGTAATTTTGTATTACGTAAATCTGGAATGGAATGATGGGTGGCACGGTGAAACGTTGTTTTACAGTGATAACTTAAAAGATATTATTTTTGCTAGTCCTTATACTCCCGGACGCGTTATTGTGTTTGATGCAAAGATACCACATACAATTAGGCCGCAGTCGCATTTAGCTGCGTTTTACCGTTTTACTTTTGCGTTGGTGTACACAAAGTGCTAATAGTTATAGACAATGTTCTTAGCCAAGAAGAACAAGAAAAACTTAAAGAATTATTTACAGCAGCCCCTGAAGCTAGAAGTATGCGTTGGGTAAATGGTTCATACAATGATGTTAAAAATAACCCGTCACCAATATCTAGTTTATTAGTATTAGCAAATCGTACGTTTGATGTAACTACTATGTGCGGTGCAGAGATATGGGCGCATTATGGTACTAGGCCAGAAGTGCATGTAGATAAAGATGAAACTTTGTATAAAACGCAAGGTGAACTTCGCTACCCTATTTGCAGTATCGTGTATTACGCTGAAGTAAAAGATTTATCAGGCGGTGTGTTTGCAACAGACTCAATTAGTATAGCCCCAAAAAGTAATAGGGCGATTATATTTGCTCCGGGTATTACGCACGGTGTAGAGCCGTATGAAGGTACACGTTTATCAATTGCGGTTAATCCGTGGGCAACTAAACCAATGGGGTACTAATGTTTTTTCCTATTCCACCATGTAACTTTGCAGGTAAATCCATTACTGCATACTGGGAAGATTTTTTAACAGAAGAAGATATACAAGTACTACTTAATCAACCCAGTTGGGATAAAACTGAAGAAGGTGGTGTTGGTAACAAGACAGATGGACACGTTGTAAATTTTGATGTGCGTAGAACTAAAGTTGGTTGGTTAGAGCCAAACGTTGAGACGCAACAAGTATGGAACAAAATTACTGACGTAGTTTCTGAGGTTAACCGTCAGTTTTTCCATTTTGATTTAACCGGATGTTATGAGCCTATGCAATTAGCATGCTATACAGCGAAAGAAAAGTCGCATTACACATGGCATGCAGACGCAACGTTTAGTGATCGTGGTGCGCCACGAAAACTTTCAATGGCTTTATTGTTGACAGACCCATCCGAATTTGAAGGTGGGGAGTTACAAGTTATGACGTCTGGTGGTACGCCTGAAGTATTAGAGCTTAAAAAAGGTCGCGCTTGGTTTATGCCATCATTTACATTACATCGCGTAACGCCTGTAACTAAAGGTGTTCGTAAATCGGCAGTGTTGTGGGTAGGTGGGCCAGCATTTAAATAGGTGCAATATGCCATTACAAAAAATTCAGTTTAAGCCGGGCATCAATCGTGAAGGTACGTCTCTCGCTAATGAGGGCGGCTGGTTTGATGGTGACAAGGTTCGTTTTCGTTCTGGCTACCCTGAAAAGATTGGCGGTTGGACAGCTAACACTTACGCTCGTTTCTTAGGCACGTGCCGTTCATTATGGAACTGGGTAACGCTTGGGCAATACAACCTGTTGGGTGTGGGCACTAACTTAAAGTTCTACATTGAAAGTGGTGGCGAATACAATGACATCACGCCGATTAGACTAACTGCTAATAACAATACTTATTTTCAAGCAGCTTTTACTACACTAAGTGGCAACATAACCGCAACGCAAACAACGGTTCCGTTAACTAGCGGTACCAATTTTTCTACAGTTGGCGGAATAGTTCAGATTGGCGCAGAACAAATTCAATATGCTGCAGTTGTATCTAATACACTGACTAACTGCATTCGTGGTTACGGCGGCACGACTGCCGCTGCGCATAATTCAGGCGCAAATGTTGGTTGCTCTACGCTCGTAGTAACAGCAGCTACCGCAAGCGGTGTTCAACCTAATGACTTTGTTACATTTGCGCAAGCAATATCGTTGGGCGGTAACATTGTTGCTACAGTTCTTAATCAAGAATACCAAATTGTTGGGCAGGTAAGTGCCACGGTATATACCATTAATGCTCGTGCTGTTCCCGCAGCAGGGGTAGTAGGTACTGAAGCTTTAGAAACCGCTTTAGTATTTTCTTCTGCAAGTGACACAGGTAACGGCGGTACAGGCCCATCAACAACACTTACCGATGCTGTTTACCAAATTAACACAGGTAACGACAACGTAACGGTTGGTACAGGTTGGGGTGCGGGTCCGTGGAATGCAGGTTCAGCTAGTGATGCGTGGGCGCATGGTTGGGGTACAGGTTTTACAACAGGTATTGCGCTTGCTTTACGTCTATGGAACCAAGCAAACTTTGGTCAGATTTTATTGTTTGCTCCCCGTCAAGGACCGCTTTACTACTGGGACCCGTCCGGTGGTATAGGCAGCACAGTGCCTGTATTTAATCGCGGCGAGTTGGCTACAGGTACACAGATACCAACGCAGATTAATTTTATGACGGTATCCGATGCAACGCGCATCACAATCTGTTTTGGTACTACAAATTACACAGCGCCGCTTGGCGACGGTTCGTATGACCCTATGCTTATTCGTTGGTCAGAACAAGAGTCATACACTGCTTGGACACCGACTGCAACAAACCAAGCAGGTAGTTACCGTTTATCACATGGCTCTCAAATTGTAAGCGCACTACAAACACGCCAAGAAATTGTTGTGTGGACAGATTCCGCTATTTACTCCATGCAGTATTTAGGGCCACCGTACATTTGGGGCTTTACCTTACTAGCAGATAACATATCTATCATGTCGCAAAACGCTATGGCAACTGCGGCTGGCGCTGTGTATTGGATGGGTACAGATAAGTTTTATGCGTACACAGGTCGTGTTGAAACACTGCCTTGTTCCGTTCGTCAGTACGTATTTAATGATTTAAATAGAGACCAATCTAGTCAGATTTTTGCCGGTACTAGCGAAGGTTATAACGAAATATGGTGGTTCTATTGTTCTATTACTGGACCAGATGGTAATGGTACTACAGCAAACCCTAATCGTTTTATTGACCGCTACGTCATTTTTAATCACCTTGATAGAGTTTGGTACTTTGGAACATTACCTCGTACAGCTTGGTTAGACTCGGGTTTACGCGCAAGTCCAATTGCTGCTACACAATCCAACATACTTGTGTACCATGAGCAAGGCCCAGACGACGGCTCAACTAACCCGCCGAGCGCAATATATTCGTACATACAAACATCGTTGTTTGATATTGAAGACGGAGATCGTTTCTCATTTGTATGGCGTATGGTGCCTGACGTAACGTTTGATGGTTCAACCACAGGCGCTCCTTCGTACCCAACAGTAAACATGGCATTAATCCCTAAACAATCACCGGGTGGTACACCGGGCTATGCGCCTAACCCTGCAGTAACGTCTGACCAATCTTATGCGTTGCGTTACACGTACAAAGTACAAGAGTTTACTGAGATTGTTTATACACGTGTACGTGGTCGTCAGTTGACATTCCAAATCAGTTCGGACAGTAGAGGTACCGCTTGGCAGTTAGGCGTTCCAACCATCGACATTCGCAAAGACGGGCGTAGATAATGACTGTAAATAATATAGGTAGAGAACAGTTAAACGGGACAAGCCAGTCCGTACTACCCACTGCGCCAGTTGAATACAACCGACAATACCAAGACTTGTTGAACAACCAGTTACGCCTGTACTTTACTCAGATAGACGGGCTTACTTCAACTTTATTAAATACTAGTGGCACAAGATTTTTAAGTGCGCCATACGGATCATTTGCAGATACAACAGACCAAACTGCCGTTGCTAACACCGCTACGGTAATGACGTTTAATACAACTGACTTTTCTAACGGTATTAGTATTGTGACAAGTGGTGGTTTAGCGTCTAGGTTTACTGTTGAAAATGCTGGCATATATAACTTCCAGTGGTCTGGGCAGTTTCAAAATACTGATGCGCAAGAGCATGACATAAGCGTTTGGGTGCGTAAAAACGGCACAGATGTTGTTGGTTCCACAGGTCTGGTTGGAATTCCTAGTACGCACGGGGGTATTAACGGCCATACTATTGCCGGATGGAATTTTTTGTTTTCGTTTGCAGCAAATGACTACATAGAACTATATTGGTCTACCCCTAACACGGGGGTATCTATTCAGGCATACCCAGTTGGCACAAGTCCAACCAGACCCTCCACATCGTCATTAGTTGCAACAATGACCTATGTATCCCGCTTATAAAATGTTACCATTGACAAAATTCTTTCGAGG